CTATTCTTTCCATAGTTATCGAGAGAAGACCGTTCTTAAAGGTAGCTTTCTTAACTTCAATATCTTCAGCTAAGTTAAAGCTCCTCTTAAAAGAACGCATGGCTAATCCTTTATGGACAATACCTTGTTGTTCTTCTTCTGTCTTTTGGTAAGAGATAGTCAAAACATTCTCAGCAACTTCGACTTCAATATCTTTATTGGTCAAACCTGCTAAAGCCATTTCGATTGTATAAGTTTCTCCATCCTTTATAAGATTATAAGGTGGATAACTTGGTGAGGTATGTTGTAGTCCTTGATATTTGAACAACTCGTTGAAGAGTCTATCAAATCCTACAAACGAGGTTGATAAATTTGGATGTTTTAAATCCAAAAGAAATTTGCTATTCATAATTTTACTCCTTAATTAAGCAAGTTAATATACGTGGCACACATTATGTCCTACCACATTATTATATTATAGTGTCTATGTCTGGTTTGTCAAGTGTGGACTGTAAATTTTTATCGTTTCTTCTTTACCTTTAACTTTTATATTCCCTAGTTCAGTGAACAACCAGCCTGAAGGTAACTGTAATGCAGTAGCTCTAGACATAATAGTTTTATTATCTATGTACTCTCCTCTCCCTGCTGTCGCTTCGAGTCTAGCTGCGAGGTTGACCGCATCTCCGATAACTGAGTAGTCGAATCTACTTTCAGAACCCATGTTTCCTACAATACAAGTTCCTGTATTAATACCAGTACCAACATTAATAGGAGGCAATCCCCTCTCTTCGTATTCTTTTTGTAGCTCTTTTATTTCTGCTTCAATTTCTACACCTGATTTTACTGCCATCTCCGCATGATTCTTACATTCAAGAGGTGCGTTCCAGAATGCCATAATACAATCACCCATATATTTGTCAATAGTTCCACCGTTAGCTAAGATTATATTGGTCATCTTATTTAAAAACTCATTCACTAACAATACTAAACCTTCAGGATCATCATTGTTTTTGTAGTGTTCAGATATAGGAGTGAAGCCACATATATCCATGAAGAGAAAAGTCATTTCTCTCCTTTCTCCACCTAACTTTAAAAGCTCTGGATTCTTTTGAAGCATAGCAACCATATCAGGAGAAAGATAAGTACCAAACTGTTTCTTAATCTGCTGTCTAAGTTTAAATTGTTGCCTAAACCTAACGTAGAAAGCTGTTGAACCTGTGATGAACTGTGATATTAGTGTCCATGTAACATCTATTAACAAACCTTGTTGAATTATATAGAAGCCAAAATAAGCTGTTGTAAGCAATAAAGATGTAAATAGGGTAACACCAAGCGTTATACCAAATACGTTTAATAGAAGCCACACAAAGAGCACTGACAGGGTGAATACACCAACCTCTACAGCTAGTGCGTAGTCAGGAACGTAAGGACTATTTTCAATAAGAATAGACTCTGCTAATGCAGCTTGTATCTTATGTGGTTCTAAAAGTTGACCGTTGGGAACAGACAGTTGTGGCATTATTCCTTTAGCTGTGAAGCCAACGAACACAAACTTATCCTTGACATTCATTTCTTGTAAGTCAGTTTGTGGAGTGTCTACCCAACTTATCCACTTACGACCTTGAGTGTCTGTCTTTACAGGGGGTAGACCTTTAACTCTTATTTCTTCTATACCTATTTCATTTGTTTTTATAACGTATGTATCAGCACCAGTTAATATCTTTAGAACTTCAGTACCATAAGCAGAGACCCAACCATCAGGAGTACGTAACAGTAAAGGTAAACGCCTTATCAAAGAATCTACTTCAACCCTTGCTACAGCTATACCTTGGTTGGCGTTTTGTTTGAGTATGTCTATATTTTGAATAACGCCTTTTGCGTCTATACCACCTTTATCATCTCCCATAATGACTGTTCCAGTAGTAGGTGGATAATCCCCATTATCATTTTCAAACATTGCCAAAATACTTGGTGCGAAAGATAAGGCTTCAGCGAACTCTTTATCTCCACCAAATCGGTCAGGCTGTGGAAAGGCGACTACCCAACCAACACCTATTGCTCCGTTGTTTAAAATTTCTATTTGTATTTCAGAGAGTCTTTGTCTACTTAGAGGATAACCACCTTCTCTAGTTATATCGTCTTCTGTTATGTTAAGTACAGTGAAATAACCAGAAGGCTCTTGTTCCGGTATTAGAGCATCAAAGGTTTTAAGTTTGAGAATTTCTGTAGGGGTAGATTGATAAACTAAAGGCATACCCATTAGAACTAAAAGAACTAAGGGTATTAAGTGTTTAATCATACTGTGTAATCGTTAAGGTCTTTGTGCAATTTGATGTGCAGTTATAAGTAGCAGTAAAAGATTTATCTATTACTCCACTTTGAGTAACGTCTACGTTGTAATTATCTTTAAAGAAATTGAGTCTGGCAGTATGGTCTCCTGAACCTGACTGAGTTATTGAAGCTGTTCCGTTGTCCGCATCGGAATACCAGAATATATCAGCATCATGGTCTCCTGAACCTGACTGAGTTATAGTGCTCGTGTTACCATCAGCACGATTATAATTATAAATATATCCGTTGTGATGCCCTGAACCTGATTGTGTAATTGTACTAGTCGCATCATCACCAAACGCAAGTATCTTAGCATACTTATTATTACCTGTTTGATTAATCGTATAAGAAGTGTCATCTCCTGCCATAAGTATTTCACCATGATTACTATCTCCGTTCTGAGTTATAACTGCTGTGTTATCATCTTGGTCTAAGTCAAGATAACCATAATTATTATCACCAGTTTGAGTTATAGTGAAATTATTATCTGAATGGTTGGACCATTGAGAGTATGCTTTAGTAGTGTTTCCAGAGCCTGTCGTGTTTAAATTGATAGTAGCCCTAGTGCAAGTATGGGTAGAATAAATTCCGTTGCTTAAACCACAATAGACTGTAGCATTGTTTGTATATCCTACCTGCTTAATGTTGATAACAGAATCATCACCCTTCTGTTGGATTGTGGTCGTATTGTTACCTGCGAACAAAGGTAAACTAATCAGACTGATTAATAATAATCGTACCATCTCCTCCTCCGTTTACTGTTATATCTATAAGTTTTCCTGCCGATAAAATTTGTATGTTATATGCACTTCGTTTTTCAATTTGTAAGTCTATTGTATTTTCTACACTTCTAAAGAAGGTTAACATTTCTCCATCTACAAAACTATACACTTGAGCTTTTGGGTCATATCCTGCAATGATACCTTCTATAGTTACATCACCTATCTTTGAGACTTCATCTTCACCTTCTATGAAGGCTAATAAATCTATTAAGAAATCTACATTTAATAAATCTATGGATAGTCTGTCTATTGCAAGTTCATCTTCCTCTAATTCATCTTCATCAAAGTTTTCTTCTAAGAAATCTACGTCTAATACATTAGTACTTTTAGTGTTTTGTTCATCAACTGCTTCTTGTACTTCGTCTGGTGGATTAACTATTAAAAGGTTATTAATAAAGTTTAAGGTCATCCCTATTAATCTGACTGGTTTAGTAGGGAGTGCTTCAGAAACACTCACCATAGTCGCCTGAAAGGGCTGATTTAGTATTTCTACACCTGCTGCAGTCCTTACTGTTATTTCTCCTGAACTTGTACCATCTTCATCAGGCAAAAGAATAATTAAACTGCGACCTATTTCGTCTACTGTCGTGGTGAAATCCGTGCCACGAATTGAGATGTCGGCACTTGGCGTTTTAATAAATATATTCTTTTTATCTATCTTTCCTAGCTTACCAGTAATAAATCTAGCAGTACCACTAGCCATGTTAATAGCCAATCTTGATTTACTAGGGTTGGGGTCATAGATGTATTCATCTACAACTATCTTAGAGTGTTCAGTTAGTTTAATAATAGAATCATCTAAGAACTGTATAGCCATACGACCATTACCAGTACGCACATCATCATTACTGAGTATGCCTAAAGACAGTTCAGCTAATAGCTTATCCCCATTTGTACTACGTAACACCTCTCCATTGCCACGCAGTTCAGATATAGAACCTATATCCGCATATAAAGAACTAGATAGTAGCCCTATTAGCAACCAGTAGTGCATTGGTCAATATTAATAACACCGCTTGTGGAAGCAGCGACTATATTGATTGTGTCCGTTACACCTGATGAACTTGTTGTTTGGTCAATGTCTATATTGTTACTATCACCAGTTATACTAGCTGTTATGCTCTTATCATCTGTACCTATTTGAGTTACATCCACGTCATTACTGTTACCATCTATGGTCCAGTTATTGACTGCTCCAATAACTTCACTTCTGATGTTTAAATCATTAGAGTTACCAGTTATTACTGCGTCAAAATTACCACCTGTGGCTGTACTAGAACTACCTTGCAACCAAGTTAATATGTTTTGATTACCCGTAGCACTATAGTCAAAGTCAGAAGAAGTTACTGCTCCTGAACCACCGGCTGTAAGTGTACTCGTATTAGAATCACCTATCTGATACATAGTCCAACTAGAACTTGCAGCTTGAGCAATAGCATTAGCCAAAGTGTTTGTATTACCTTGTTGTTTTATATCAGCAGTTATAGTTGCACCTGCAAAGGTAGACCTCGTGCTTGAAGTACCAACTTTGTTCGTATTTCCAATTTGGTCAATCGTTAGAGTGAACGCTCCACCACCTGATTGGGTCAGATAAATGTCATTGTTCCCTGCCCACAGATTAGACATAGATAGTATTAATAATAGTGTTAATAAATATTTCATTATCCTCTTACTCCTAATTCGGAATCAGGAACTTCAATATAATTGTAATCCCATAACTCCTTTTGTAAGCCTTCCATTACTAGTTCATAGACTGCTGCTTCTACAGCAGACCTAACTGCGTAGCCTGTAGCCTCAGTCTGTGTGTATCCTGTTTCTATTTCTACTAATTCAGTATCTCCTACTTCTGTAAATCTAAAAACATCTCTACTTACACCTGCACTCAGTATTGTTTTGCTTACTGTTACATTCAATATAACTTCTCCAGTCTGCACTAAAACTGCCCTCATGGATACAGTTACATCATCTATTCGGTATTGGTTTGTGTTTCCTATTCCCAAATACCTTGCACCATTTCCACCAGTCCTTATATCAGACTCGTAGGAAACGATACCACCTTCCAAGATTATTCCTGCATATAGGATAGGCTTTAGTTTATTAGCACCTTCCCCATCGTAGGTCTCTCTTGTTGATTTAATTAATTGACGTTCCTTCGTTAAATTACTTAGTCCTTTTCTTTCTACAACAACGAACCATTCCCCATTACCTGCACTTCTTAGTGCCTGTATCAAATAGTTCTCTGCTCCTTGAGTAACTGCTGTACTAAATAAAGCCATTTTATTTGAAGGCTTACGCTGTCCAGTTAAGTCATCAAAACTATATACAGCCACTACTGCCTTTTGATTAGGTGGTCTTAAATCTAATAATTTTTGTAGGGTTACTCTTTCTAGCCTAGCATCTTCGGGGCAGGTTAATAAATCTATACAGTCATTATGTCCTACAGGTGCAAAACTGGCACAACCTGTTAATGCTAGTATCAGTATTATATTCCACAGTCTGCGGTACATATCCCAAATATTCCTATAGGTATTACTATCTCAGTTATTGAGCCATCTTCTGCGATAACAGTTAAGGTTATATATTCTCCGTCATTAGAGAATGATATTTGATTTCCCTCTAATTCTATTGTTCCACCAGTTCCACCATCTTCATCAAAGAGCATATCTGATATATCCCTTGAAAGATTACTAAAAATTCTAGACTGAAGGTTGTTTAAAAACTTATTAAGTGTACTGTTCTCTATTTCCCTTTCTATTTCTTCTAGTTCTGACTGTATCTTTTCAGCCAGTTCATCTCGTCTTTTTCTTTCTTGTTCATCAATAGTTAGATAATGTGCTGAAGCCCCTATACCACTAAAGCTAGGGTTTTTAAATTCGTGAGTAATTGGGGAAGCATTTACATTTAGTGCAATAATACTTAATATAAATACTAAAGCTACAATGCCTACTGTTTCGTTTACATTAATCTTTTCTTTGGTCATCTCTATCTGCCTTTGCGATCTTATCTATTTCTATAAGGTTTGGTGTACCTAATAAAGTTTTTAACAGAACATCCTGTCTAATACTTTGATTATCCATTGCTCTTACTCTATCAATTAAACTTACAATAATTCCATACTGACTATCAAGTTTAGTTGATACTCTCTCTTCCATTGTATCTAAACTTGCCTGTACTTTATCATCTAAAGTATCGAGCTTAGTTTCCATACCATCTATAATTCTATTTATAAGTTTCCATATAAATAAACCCAGCCCTAATGCTGCTGCGATGGGGAAACCTACTTCGTTTATTAAACTTATGAATTCAGCCATTCGTTATACCTAAAAAAGTCTAGCCTTTTAGAACACCAAAACCACCCACTATATAGAGAATGCGTTTCTTCTTTTGCAGCGACTACTTTTTTTGCATCTTCTAAATCATCGGATTCATCATATTCTGTAGAATGTCCTTCGTCTATCATTAGTCTTTACCTGAATTGGAAGCTCCAAAGTAAAAGCTAATTACAGCACTAGCAAGACCACCTAAGTAGCCAAGTACTAGATTAATTAGAGCTTCTGAGTTCTGTTCAGGGGGTTGAAGGGTTACTAAAAATATATATCCCATAAACCCACCAACAACTGCTGTGCCCATTATACGAGCTGTCCAGTCTTTACTAAACTTTCCTCTAGCATCTTGTGTATCTGCTACCTCAAGTTTAAATACATCTACTTCAAGCTCTTTCATCTGAACTTCAAAAGCTTGTTCAGCTTTTTTAAGCTCAAGCATTTGTTCAGGGGTAGCTTCTGCTACAGCTTTCTCAATAGCCTTTGGAGTATTAGGAACACCTAATACTTCAGCTATCATATTAGCTGCCATGCCTCCCATTGGACCGCCTAATGCAGTACCAAGTGTAGGAGCTACAGCACCTACTACGTTTTTTAATATTCCACCTAGTTTCATTTTTATACTCCTAATACCATATCTTGTAATTCTTTACTACGTTTACCCACTTGTCCAAACCATTTCGAGTCTTCCATTTCAACTGCCATTTCTTTCCACTCGTGTCGTTTTGCACAACCTAACATTTTTCTAAATTTAGAAAGTCTTGATCCACCTAAATTAAAACACATGTTTACTAATACGTGTTGGATACGTTCTGGTAATTCATCCCAATCCTCTTGGATTCCGAATACATGTCTAGCTTCTATATAATGTTTTTTAAAATCATCATCAAAATATAAATCAACAACTTCTTGAGTTACAGGCGTTCCTACTTTTGAATTATATTCAGGGTCTTGAGGTTGACATAAGTGTCCTATCCCCAAAGTTTTATAGCCTAAACTATCTTCGTAAATTTCTAATACTTCTCCTTCATGTCTTTTAATTTGTTCTTTACATATATCTATGTTCATTTGAATAACTCTGCCATTTGTTTTGTAATTCCTCTATCCTCTTCATCTTTAAGAATGACACCGGCTACTTCATTGTAAGTGGCATCAACTCCTCGCATTTTAATTTCATCTGGTTCGTTGCCTACTTTAGGTACATCATAAACTAAGCCACCTTTAGCGTAATAGTAAGGTCTTTTCTCTTGCTTTTTATCTTCGTCTTTCTTACCTTTATCCCACTCTCTACCAATTTTACGCAGCTTCTTTCTAGTCTCACTAGGAAGGGCTTGATAAAATGGAATATTTTGTAAGGATACTTCAAAAAGACCTCTTCTAAATAAAACACCGTCTATTACATCTTGGGGAAACGGACCAGTTGCCATTTTTAATAATGTAGCTACTTGACCTACATCTCTTTCAGTATCTTGGGCAAACCTATAAGCATATTCATATGGTCCTAAACCACCATACCTTCTTACAGCTTCAACCACTAATTCAGCTTCGTCTTTTCTTTCACCCGTATCATAATCATATAAGTTTTCACCTTGGCTTCTAAGGGTATTTCCTAAATGAGCAATTGTACCCATTACCACTGATGCCATTACCACTTTTGGTATAGCCTGTGCTGGGCTGTTAATACTTTCGTTAAAATATCTTTTTAAGATGGTGTTACTAAATACGGTAGGATAACCAGCAAACTGTACTAATAGTTGAGCAGCCGGATGAGAAAACCACAAAGGTCTGTTCGCTTGTGCAGTACTTGGATTAAGAATAATTTCTGTAGCAAATCTACTAGCTCCTTTTGTTATTTTATCGTGATAAAAATCTTGGGCTTCAGCAAGGGTTTGATTAAAGTTTCCGTTTTGGTCTAAAGAATTTTTGTACCACCTTATTGCTTCATCTTCATCAACACCTAAATCATTTAATTGTTGTCTATAATATTTAGTGGTAGATGTCTTACTATCTCCAGTTAATTTAATTAATTTTTTACCACTTTGATGTTCATAAAGAGCCTGTGCCCTTTGCCTAATTAATCTTTTGCCAGTAATAAAAGACGCAAGTTGAACAGACTTTGTCCATTGAGTAAGGAAAGTTACTTTAAAAAAGTTATTAGAAGTTTGTCTTAATAATGAGCTTTCCATTGCCTCACCAGCTAAACCAGCTATTCTTTCTTGGAGTGCTTGTTCTAAACCTAAACCAGTTTGATATAATTCTTTCCAATCAGCATCGTCTAACTCTTTTAAGCCTGTAACAGAATCTATATTTTTAGTAGATTTACCACGCATACGTTGGATGCTACGGACTGTTTTATCTATATTATTACCTACCTCTTTACCTATAGATGTAAAAATATCTTTTGTTACTTGAGGTACATCTGTAATCCCTGCTCTACTATAAAGAATAAAAGGTTCTGTAATACTAGATAGAGTTACAAAAGGAAGGTGAGCCATTTGTTGTGTTAGTTTTATAAAGTCATTAGTATTAGAACCCCATCTACTTTTTATCCTAGGTGTTTCAATTCCAGTTACACGCCTATGCATTTTATGTAAACTAGCTGCAACTTTGTCAGCATCAGCTATTGCCTTCTCTCTAATTTCTGAAGGAGTTTTTGCTCCCTTCTTTATACCAGCATTCTTCCTTCCCCTTTTTATACCAGAAGCAATTAATTCTTTACGGACTGGTTGTACATGTCTTTTATCAAAGTCAGCTATAGTTTTACCAAAAGTTTTAGTCCTTGCAATGCCTTGAGATAGGTTTGTAAAATAATCTTCTAGTATTACCTCAACATCACCCTCTAAAAAATCTTTTATCTCTTCATCTTTTAACTTACGAAAACGTCTCGCTTGAATAAATCCTGTCCTACTACCAGATTGATTAGCAGACTTTAATTCAAAAGGAGTAGATTTATATTCTAACATATCATCTACAATTTGTTTAGCTTTCTTTTGTTGTGCTAGTGCCATATCTCCACCAGCTTCTTCAAGAAAATCTTTACCAAAGGCACTACCATCTACCGTAGTTTCCACTGATTTAATTTCTTTACCAGCATCATCAAATACTTTAGTAGTGGTTTTAGCGTTGTTAGGGTCTGCGTGTCCTGATTTAATTAATAACTTTTCAAATCTATCTCGATTTTTCATTAAGTAACTATAGTCAAATAATCTTGGAAGATACCCTGCTGTGTATCCAGTATTTTTCAGGAACGACCCAGAAGTTTTTCCTTCTTTGTATCCTTCGTTAAGTAAAGTTTTTAATTTTGTATAAGTTTCTAAAACTTCATCTGTAACTTTAAACTGTCCTTTATAAGTTGAATTTTTTAAATTAAGTACGTTATTAACAGTTAGTTTTTCATCACGTAACATTGTAGCTAGTTGATCATTTAGGTTACGATCAATTTTATTACCAGTACGTAAACCTATCCAGTTTTTTAATCCTCTTCGGTCTAGTTTTTTAGTGGCTTGTTGCAGACCTCCTAGATATTTACCGTGAAGATGTGTTAAAAAACTTCCGTAAGAGTCTCCTTTAACTCCTTTTCTGCCTTGACTTAGAAGTGTAGAATCATAATCATATCTAAACAAAGCAAGTACATCTCCTAAAGCTTTTGAGTCTTTTAGTTGGTTTAAAAATTGAGTTGTGGGTTTACCTACTGTGTTAGCTATAATTTTATAGAGAGGATCAGCATTTAATTTTTTTGCATAAGACTTTATAGGAGCACTTACTTTATCGAATAATTCACCAGCCTTCATTCTAGCCTGATCAAATCTAGAATCTTCTAATACTTCTTTTCTAGGCTGTTGTCCTGCATCATGAACCGTATTTTCGTTAGTATATTTATATTTTTTATCGTTTAAGTATCTTGAATTACGTAGCCCACTTACACCAGCTATTCCTCCACCTAACGCACCACCAAAAGCTCCACCTAAAGCAGTCATTCCTAGAATTACTCCAGCGTCTATTTCTTCTCTAGCACCTAAATCAATATCAATATCTTGTATGAAATATTCATGTGGTCCAGTCCATGCAGCACCTTCGATAGCTCCAATTTTTGCACCAGCTTTAGCAGCCCTTTTAACTTTTGCTGTTCTTAAAGCTTTTCGTTTTGCTAATTGTCTAGCAGTAAACTTCTTAGCTCCTTGTTTAGCAGCTACAGCTAATGCACCTCTAGCAGCTATAGAAGCTCCTAATGTAGGTCCTGCAAATATAGCAGCTAAGATATTAAGTGGGTCAGTAAATACATCTACCGTAAAATCTTTAACAAAATTAAATCTTTCTTTAAAACCTGATAGCTCTGCATTAGCAAATTGATCTCTTAAATATACATAATCAGAAGCTTGTTGTTCGTTCCAGCTATTTGTTTGTATAGCTCTAACTGCTGCAGAACTTAAACTATAATCCGCATCTCTTAAGTATTCAAAGATATCATCGTCTTCTCCAATACTCTCTAAAAATCTATTTGCAATTTTAGCAAACTCAGGATCATTTTCAAGTTGAGTTAAACTTTTTTTACCACTTGTAGATACATTAGGGGAATAGGAAGAAGGTTGATTGGTTTCTATAATATCACTATAACCAGCAACCGTTCTGTCTTCTGGTTGTAGTGTTTCTTCTTCTTGTAAAAAATTATTATATTCTAGAAGATTGTCTTCTTCATCCTTTCGTTTTTTATCTTCTTCGACATAATTTAAAAACTGTTGTAATTGGTTAGGCATATTAATCTCTACCTAGTAATGATTTAACGTAACCTTTCATGGCTGGTATATACATTCCATTTTTTATTAAGAATTTTTCTGTATGATCTCCATAAGCATCTCCAGTATTCCAATAGTCTTGATAATACCTTCCCCACTCTTCTTTGTTTTTAGGTAAAGGCTCATCAATTCTCAGTAAATAAGCTCTTGCCATTAACGCATGATGTAATGG